CTTGACCTCTTCGCCGGAGGTCTTGACGAAGTAGGCGCTGAACTGGAAGATACCGCTGTAGGTCGACTCTTCGAACTGCGTGACTTCCAGACCCTGCCACACGGCGCCCTCGGTGGCGGTTGCGGGCGTCGCGGTGCCGACGAGGCCGAAGCTGCCGACGAAGTCGTCCGCTGTGAGGCCCGCGATTGTGGCGTTGTCCACGAGGCGGTGCAGCTTGGAGGCTGTGGCGGTCTCGGTCGGCTGAAATGAGATGCCTCGAACGATGTCTGCCATTACCCGACGATGTCCTGTTGGATGCCGCCGTGGCCCCAGAGCAGGAAGGCGCGGGGCAGTACGGCGTTGTCAGAGACCTCACGTAGGGAGCACCCCACGATCTGTGCGTTTACGTTGCCGCTGCCGCCGAGTAGTCCAGTCTCCCCGTTGCCGGTGTTGTAGAGCATGTGACGCTCCCAGGGGTTGGGGGCCGCGCGGCCTGTCCACATTGTGACATGATCGATGCTCATGTCGGAGCCCCAGCCCAGGGCGGCGTTGCGTCCCACCTCGAGGGGAGCTACGCCCGCAAAGGCACCGGTGGTGTGGGCTATGGTGTTGGGCGTGCCGTTGTCGACTACGATACCGATCTGTTGGGCGACGGAGTCGAACCAGCAAAGGATGTGGTGCCACTCCCCTACGTGGGCGGACACTGCCCCGAAGGCGTCGGCATCAATATCGGTGGTTGCGGTGCCATTGCCGCTGACTCCGAACCGGTAGCGATCAGCCGTGGTGTTGTAGAAGAGGATCCATTCGACGTCGGAGGGGACAGCATGCTTGTTGATGATAACCCAGTGCTCGGCGCCGTTGCGGACGTCCAGGCGGGCCCAGCAGTCGAGCCAGAAACCTGCCGAGAGGCTGGGGAACTCGACGCTGTCAGCCTTGTGCAGGTCCTGGCCGAGGAGGCCGTCGAAGGAGACGGCATCGCCGCTGACGTGGCCAGTCACGGGGGGCGGGTTGCCGGTTGGGATCAAGTGGAGCGAGCCGACGGTGTCGGTACGGGTGGCGGCCGTGGCTTCGCCCATGCCCCAGTGGTTCGCGAGGCCGCGCTCCCAGTAGTTGAAGTTGGCTACCTTGAACTTGGCAGGGTCGTCGGGGTCGACATAGAGCATGTCGCCGAGGGTGACCTGCGAGCCGAAGGTGTCGGCCTGGATCATGCCGTGCCAGGCACAGCGGACCGGGTTGCTCGCTGTGGCGGACTCCATGGCGACGACGATCTCGGGAGTCATCTCCGTGCGGCCGGAGGCTACGTAGACGCGCGGCAGGGCGAGGCCGTCGTAGTGTGCCCAGGACCGGCCGTCGATCAGGGAGGCGGTGCCGTGGACGAAGAGGGGGGTGCCGAGGGAGACATTCTCGTCGGTCCAGTAGTAGCCGGTGCGCCGGGGGAAGGCGTGGAGCCAGTTGCAGAGCGAGGCGTTCGAGGGGCTGACGAAGGAGTATTGGAGGCCCTCGAGGCCGGCGGTGTTGTCGTACCAGATGCGTCCGTTGGAACAGCCGGGGTCGGTGTTCTGGTAGAAGTAGAACTGTGTGCCGGCGGCCAGGTCCCCGGGCACGATCTGGTCAACGATGGCGCCGTCCACGAGGCTGTTCAGCAGCGACGGGGTGAGCTTCTGGTTCTCAGCGAAGGTGGTAACCCGGCGGATTCTAGCCATTTGACACGAAGCCTACGTTTTCTCCGGTAGCGAGGACGTCGGCCTCCAGGATCTGGAGGCGGGCAAAGGAGGTGCTGTCCTGGAAGCGGAACTGGAGCTTGTAGCCGGGACGGAGGGCGTGCAGACTGAAGCTCCGCTTGAGGATCCGGCCGGCGCCGAAGCCGAACGGTAGTGGGATCGGAAGCTCCGGGAAGGCGTCCGAGGGCTGGATGTTCAGACTCCCGAGGATCGACCAGTCATCGTCGTCGTCGACTTTATACTGGATGGATAGGGAGGCGATGGTGTCTCCGGCCTGAACCTTCATAGTGATCCAGCGCCAGAGCTTGCGGGCGGTCATGCCTGTGTCGCCCTCGCCCTGCGGGAAGGTGAAGGCCCGCGTCTGCTCGTCCATGTCGATCGGCTGACGGAAAGCGGCGGCGTTCCCGCGCTCGGTTTCGTAGAGGTGGAAGCCGTTGGTGACGCCGGAGAAGCCGTCGGTGCCGCCAGTGGAGCCGAGGTAGAAAAGTTTGCGCTCGGAGCTGAGTTTGGCCCGGGCCCAGCCGTTCGTCTGCCAGTCGGTGAAGAAAAACTGGTCGCGCAGAGTGTTGTAGGCGACGACGAAGTTGGGACGCTCGGAACCGTCAACGGGGACTGCGAAGTAGGCGACGTTGTTGAAGTGGGTGGCCAGGGAGCGGTCTGCAAACCGCCAGTTGATGCGGTCGATCTGTTGCTGGATGCGCTCGGAGAGCGGAGGGCCGGCGCCGCCCTGGGCGTCGGTTTGGGATCGCTGGAGGCTGCGGATCCCCTCGCGGGAGAGGAAGAGGATGTCGGCGCCGGAGAGGCCGGGGGCCCAGGTGAGGGCGCGGGTGCCGACACAGCCGGTCTGGGTGACGATCGGACGGAGGCGCGCCGTGGTGAAGTCCATGGCGTTGGACGTGGCGGGGTAGAAGCCGTCGGTCTGCCAGAAGATCTCGAGCAGGTGGACAGAGCGCTCCTTGAAGCAGAGGATGGCGGGCCGCTCGCCGCGGAGCGGGATGAGCGCGGTGCCTTCGTCGGCGTCCTCGCCGCCGATCTGGATCGACTGGCCGTTGGTGAAGTTGCGGCCGTCGAAGACGTTGGACCAGACGAGGAAGTCCTTGCCGTGCAGAGTGTGCGAGGAGTTGAAGCCCCAGAGCCGGGACTGGTACCAGGCCAGGGCCCGGGGGCGGACGTCGGTGATCAGGGTCGCGCCCCAGGAGTTATCGAGAGCTACGAGGTGCGCGTTCGGGAGGCTCGCGTTGTCCGAGACCCCGACGGCGCTGGCCAGGAAGAGTGTGGGCGCGCCAGTGGCGCCCCGGCCCTGGACCGCGTGGTAGTCGGTGTTATAGAGGCTGACACCAGACGCGCGCCGCACCCAGGCATTCTCGAGAATCCCGTCGGTGGACCACATCTCTGAACCGAACACCCCGACGATGTGTTCGAATGAGGGCGATTCGAATTCGATCAGCCCGTTGGGCGGATTCAACTGCCCGCCGGGAGCGCCGCGGGAACGGACCCCGAGCAACTTGCGGCGGCGGCCGGCTGCGCTGGCTTCGATGTTCAGAAGGGTGACGGCGGCGTTGGCCGGGATGAGGTGTTCCTCTCCAACGTCGACAGAACCTCCGCTGATGTCGGAGGCCTTCTGAATGAGGTACTGACTATCTGGTGCGTCTTGTGCGAAGGGCACGCGGATTCTCCCTAGCGGCGGGTTCCGTATAGAATCGAATCGCAGCGACTGACTTCCCAGTCAGCGCTGTTGAGTGCGTGCTCCGCGACCTTGCCTACGCCGGGGTATGTTTCCCCAATGGCATCATGGAAGGCGATGACCCCCCCGCTGGGAACTCTCGGGGACCAGAGATCCCAGTCCTTTTGGACGTAGGACCCTTCGTGGCACCCATCGATGAAGAGCAGCCGGATGGGGTAGTTGTGTCGCTGCTCATAGAGGGCGACAGCCTCCGCTGAAACTGCAACAATGGGTACGATGTCGTTCCAGAGATCAGCCTCCGCGACATTTGCCATGAACTTGTCGTAGGTGTCGTCGACCTGAGTGATAGCCCAGACATCGTAGATGCCGTCTATCATTTTCATGGCGTCCGACTTGCAGAAGGGGTCTACGGCGTAGACCCTGCCTCGTCCGGCGTGCTTGCTGCCGGAGGCGAGAGCGATGGTGGACTTGCCTTGCCAGCTTCCGATCTCTACGATGACGCCTCCCAGCGTGTTGTGGGCGAGATTGTAAAGTAGGTCGCGCTCCGGGTCGGTTAGCCACCCGTGGATTCTGCTGCACTTGCGTCGAGTAGAGTCCCGGTCGAATCGGCCACTGGGCACGGCGTCAGTTAGGGCTACCATCCGCCTCTCCAGTTGTCGTCGTCTACTACACCTCCCAACGGGAGGAAGGGCTCGATCTCATTGTGGGATTCGCCGAAGTTGGCTTCCTTATTGGAGCGGGTCGCTGCGACCCCCGTGGCCTTCTGTTCGTAGACCTGGGCCTTTGTGAATTGCTCCTTCTCGCGCTGGTAGATGGCGATCGATTGGTTGATCACGAAGTCGTCGTCGACCGCAGGTGGGGGGGCTTGGGCCTCGGTGACGAGGCGGGCGACGCGGTGCCGGAAGCGCACGCGGAGCGAGACCGCAGTGTTGGGAACGCGCATGAACTGGATCCGGCGGAAGCGGGCGTCGAGCTCGGCCGCGGGGATCACACTGATCCAGGCGTCGGCCGCGCCGGCATCGAAAAAGCGGTAGTCGCCCGCCGTGTTGGTCTCCCGGCCGACCGAGGTGATCCGGGTAAAGAGGGTGCTCAAGGTGACTGGGGTCTGGCCGTTGGCGGAGGCTTCGACAGTCTGCTGGGACCAGTCGAGGGGCGTGCCCGAGGCCCCGGAGTTGGCAGCGAGACCAGTGACGAAGACGACAGAGGTATCGGATTCGTTGGCCGAGCGGAAGTGAACGAAACCGACTGGGTCGTTGAGGACAGCGACGTCTCCCAGGGGCTCGTACATTACGGGCCGGCCGGCGGTGTTCTGGCTGAAGGTGCGGGCCGCCTGGCGGCCGAACTCCCCGTCGCGGTCGATGTGCGCGTGGTTGGTGAGGTCGTGGAGGTCGAGGATGTCCTCGACGTAACCGGGGAAAGTCAGGAAGCGCTGGCCGCCCGGAGCGACGTGGGTGAACTCGTCCTCGAGCCCCGGCCAGGGGTAGCGTCGGGCGAACTCGCGCACCGCCTCGTTGACGAAGTCTCGCCACTCGGTGCGGAAGAACGGGTCGTTGAAGCCGGTCCTGCGTTCGCAGGCATCAATCAGGGCTCCGAGATTCATTTGGAAATACCTCGTCAAAGAGAAGCTGTTTTTCGAAGGGTGCTAGGCTGCTCAAAGCGTTCCATCCAATCTCGGGCCAGGGTTTTCACGTCGAAGGTCTTGCGGGCCCACGCAGACATATCGTCGCGGTATGTGTCTAAATCGTGTCCGCGGTCGAATACCTTATGGAGTGCTCCGACAAACTCGTCGGGGGTTTTGACAAGGTGTCCGAACTGTACGGTCTCCATGAGTGCGCCGGTGGGTGAGCAGATGGGGATAGCCCCGGCGATCTGCGCCTCCATGGCAGACATGCAGGAGATCTCCGGGAAGCCAGTGGGGTAGAGCCAGACCCCCGCTGTGGATAGCTCGTGCGCCATGAGCTCGTGCGAGACGCGGCCGTGGGCCACGACGGAATCCATCTTGTCCATGAGCTGGTAGCACTGTTCCTCGTAGTCGAACATGTGCCGCTCGGCCCCCTCATCCCAGAAGTGCTGGTAGCTGGATGCGAGCGCGCGGGTACGGTAGAGGGGGGTAAAGCCGTAGAAGACATGGAGGGTGGCCTTGGGGTAGGACTTCTGGATGCGGCGCCAGATGCGCAGCGTGCCGAGGAGGCCGCGGTCGGCGCTGGAGCAGAAGACGACCTTCTGCAGGTCGCGCGGCTCGTCCTTCTTGAGCTCGAAGTCGGTTAGGTCGATCCCGTTACGGGAGATGATTACCTTCTCGTCGCTGGAAGGGAAGGTGTCCAGCAGGGGGCCGGCGTGGAAGCCGCTCTTGAAGAAGTAGCCGTCGACCTGGTTGCGGCGGGCCGCAGTGAAGGCGCGGGGGTCCTGGACGTCGTGGAGATCGACGTAGATCTTGCGCGCCTCGATGTTGCCGTCGAGGATGCCGTGGTGGCGCCAGATGATAACGATGTCGCGCGGGAGCTTCGGGTTGAAGGCACCGAACGGCTTCCAGATCACGCCGTTCGAGTCGGTCTTGTAGGCGTTCTCGGACTTGGGCTTGCCGTAGACGTCGACCTTGTAGCCAGCCTTGGCCCACTCGCGCGTGAGCTGGATCACCATCTTCTCGCTGCCGCCGAGGCCGTCGGCGTCGGAGGTGTAGTCCCAGGGCTCGACTGTGGGGCCGCAGAGATAGGTGATATGCTTCTCGGCCTGGGGTGCGGAGGACTCGAGCTGGAACTCCTCGTAGTGCTGGCGGAGCTCGGGCTTCAGGGCCTGGATGATATCCATGGCTCCGGCGGGCGAGTGCGCGTGTTGGATCGTTGTGACGATCCGGTTCTTGAGCTCGGTGTTGTTGGCCAGTGCGTTCGTTTCTTTGACGAGCTCTTGAGCGGCAAAGAAGTTGGGCCGCTGCTGTGCCGTTTGCTGCGCAACCTCCATGGCGCTTTGCCAGTCACCGAGCTCGCGGAGCGAGAGGCACTCGAAGATGGCGGGATAGAAAGAGTAGGCGTTGGGGTCAACCGCAGTGAGTATGTCGGGCTTCGGGAAGTTGCGCCCGAACTCGGTCCAGGTGACGGCTTCGCGGTGGGATCCGAGGTCGTGGTAGGCGCGGGCGATGCCGAAGTAGGAGCGGGGCTCGGCCGGGAAGATCTTGTGAGCCTGGAAGAACCAGTCGAGGGCGCGCCAAGGGCGGCCCCGGATCAGGTAAATCATGCCCAGGTTGAGGGAGGCTGTGAACCGGTCGTCCCGGGAACCGCTCTTCTTGAGTAAGCGGCCGTACCACTGGGCGGCCTCGCCGAAGTCCTCGAGCCCGCGGCAGGCGTTGCCAAGGTAGAAAAGCCAGCGGGGGTCCTGCCATTCGCCCTTTTCCTTGGCCTCTTCGAGGGCGCGCCGGAGAATGACGTAGTTGCGTACGTCGGAGAATCGAGAGCCGGTATGGTTCTTGTGGACGATGCGGCCGTCCTGGGGGTCGAAGCGGTGGACCCCCTCTACGACGCCGTTTAGGGGGACCATGCTCTCGTGGCAGACGCCCTTCCAGACGTACTGGTTGCGACGCAGAATCCGTTCGCGCCATAGTATCGTGGTGCAGCTACCGTCGTTCTCGTCGAACGCATAGTCATACTGCATGAAGATCGCCGTGTTCTTTGGATCAGAAAAGAACTCGGCGCACTTCTCCCGCAGGTCGGGCGCCCCCTCCAGGATGTCGTCAGAGTCAATCCAGAAGACAATGTTGTTGAACGCGGCCTCTGTGGCAATTGTGCGGGCCTTTGCGAAGTCCGATAGAAAGCCGCCGCTGAATTTCGGCCAGGCAACACACCTGTCGTAGTAGTCGGGCCGGTACTTCTTGACGAGGTCGAGCATATTGTTCGACGTCAAGTCGGGCCGGTTCAACACATGGGCCCCGTGGTTCAGTGCAACTCGGGCCGTGTCGTCCGTTGAACCCGTGTCGACTACGACGATCTCGTCGCCCCACTTCTTCCTGATAAACGGCTTCAGGCTTTTGAGGCAGGCCCCAAGCTCGCTTTTGCAGTTTTTGACGATAAGGGCGACGGTGATCCCTTCGGGGACTTTGGTGTCTTCTGACACGATTCTTTCTGCTCCGCTGCCATGCGCTTCTGTGCTGTTGCAACCGCATCATACATTGCGGATTGCTTCCGTTTGGTCTCGCAGTCCTTCCACACGCGCATGAGGGTGTAGTAGTTCTCGCGGTTTGAAAAGAAGTCTTCTATGCCAAGCCGCTTGCGGGCCTGCCACTTGATGAACGTGTAGAGCTTGGCCGGGATGTACATGCGGTTGAGGAAGTAACCGTCCTTGGACATGCCGGAAGGGTTGATGAGGGCCTTGCTTTCCTTGGCAACGTGGCGGACGAAGTCTCGGTATTCCTTCGGACAATGTAGACGGAAGGCGTCAGCGATTGACAAAAGGAACGACTCGAGGGCTTGGCCCTTCATCAGAATCTGGATCGCCACGTTTACCCTCTGGGTGGAGAATAGTGGAAAGCTTGGACGTTGAACCCGAGCTTGGCGAACACGTCCGCAAGGGTCGCGACGTTAGCCGTGAACATGACGTCGCCCGACTCACCGTTGATCAGCGTGATGACTGATTCGGTAGCGGTCGAAGCCTGTCCTTCGGCGTTCACCACGATCTCGATCTTGCGGTACTGACCGAAAGGCCAAGGCTCGATTTGGTTGGTGACGCTAGCCAATGGAATCTCCTGTTGAAGAAGACCCCCGAGCCTGTGGAGGGCCCGGGGGGTTAAGGGCGAAGTGAGCCTTACGGCAGGTTCGCGACGGCGTTAGTGACGATCACTCCCGCGGCCTCGTGTCGTGCGATGAGCGTGAGCTCGCCGACGATGAAGCTACGGTCGCGGTCCCCGTCGAGGCCGAGGCGCTCGGTTCTGAAGGACCGGAGCGAGCCGATCTTCCAGAAGCTGGGATCCAGCACCGCGAACGAGTTGCCGGACAGCGTGTTGCTGGCGGACTCGAGCTGGTACCGGCTCTTGAAGAGACCCAGGAGGCCCTGTTCGGACTCGTAAACCTCGATGATGTCCACCTGCTTCTTGTCGTTCGCCGAGAGGAACCGTTGCGTGTTGGTGGTGTACCCGTTTAGGGTACGCTTCAACCGCATGTTGAGGTAGGCCTCGCGGAGATTGACAGGAGTGGAGAACGACTGGACGAGGTAGTCGTTGAACTGGCGTTCGGTGAGAGTGGTCCCTGAACTATCGGTGTTATAGGTCGTGGCGATGTTCAGGACACCGGCCATGTTCGGAGCGACATCGGTGTTACCGGTGACGGCCGAACCACGGTGAAGGGCAAGCTCGACGTCGTTCTTGATCTCCTTCGTGCGCTTGATCTCCTGGTAGCTCATCTGCGAGCTGAGACCGGCATGGCGGACAGCCTGTTGCCGGCGGGAGACCCAGAAGTGCTTCTGGAAGTTCTGAACGATCGACGCCGTGCGGGTGGGAACCCCGAGAGCCTGATCGGTCGCGGCTGCACCTTCGAGGAAGGCATTCGCTGCGGCAGCCGTGAGCGTGTCAGTCTGGTACTCGACGTATCCCGCATTCACACCGACCTGCCCGAGGTTGTTCATCAGGGGCGTGTCGGTGGGCGAGATATTCTCGATGAAATCGAGTAGATCCTCTCGAATACTCCCACCTACCGGCGCGGTTGCCGGAAATTCATCATAGGTGAGAAGAGGCAAGGTAGAATCTCCTGTTGTGGGGAGTCGTTAGACGACCTGGCCGGGCATTGCTTGCAGGGCGAGGATCTGCTTCTGGAGCTCACGTGCTCTCACAAAATCCATATCGTCCTGAGAAGCCTTTGCCCTATCCAGGGCGGCTTGGTACTGTTGGACAAGGCCTTGGGCGTTGGGGGTACCCTGGGGTACCGTGGCGCCTGGGCCAGACAGGGCTTGCTTGCGCGCATCTGTCGACAAGCCGGACTCGACAGTCTGAGGAAGGATTCCGCCGTCCGTGAGTCCACGTGCCATGAGGGCGGCTTTCATCGGGCCTCGGGGGTCCGCGCGAAGGTGCGGGTCCGATTCCAAAATCTGTTCCGCGGCTTGGCGTAGCGTGGGATTCCCATAGACATCAGGAAATTCCAACTCAGCCGAGGCCCGAGACGCGATCTGCGCTTGCTGCGTTTGAAACGCTGCGGAGAGTGCCTGCGTCTGTTGGCTGAACAGGTTTTGAACCTCGCTCCGCGAAATCAAATCGCCTGCGGAAGCGGGCTCAGCCTGGCCAACCGGGCCATACGGTTCTGCAGCTTGATACTGCGGGGTGTAGTTCTGTGCGGGAGCAGTGGTAGCGGGGCGCTGTAGACCGGCGACCTGCGTCTGCAGCTCGGAGATCTGGCGCTCGTACTCACCGTTGCGCTCTTCGGCAGCCATGCGTTGGCCGAAGAGGCGGTTGATTCTCTTCTGGACGCGCTCGGAGTCGCCCGCTACAACCGGGGCCTCCGTGGAGCCAGCGGGGAGTGCGGGGGTGGTGACGCCGACGCCCGGGACCATCTGGGGTTGGGCGACCGGCATGGGGATGGGTGCGGGCGAGACGCCGGGCAGAGACGTCTGTACGGTCGGGCCCGGGGCAGCCGTGGTGGCGCCAGCGGGGGCGATGTCCTGGCCGGCCTGGAGTCGGGCGGCCTGCTCGGGCGTGATCAGCTTCTTCATGGGATCACGCTCCCTCTTCAGGATGGGCGCGTCGTCGAGTACCAGGAATTGGCGCTCGTTTCTCAGTTCGGGGCTTTCGAATTCGGGCATTGAGTTCTCCGGAATTGTACTCGGTGAGCCCGCACCTTAGGCAGGTGCGAACGTGGGACAAGGTGGGCCGCGTGAGCAGCACAAAGTAATGGCCGCGGATCCGGCAGAAGGTTCGTTTAATAAACGATGTCCTCCGGATCTGCATCACCCGAGTCATCGGAGAGCTCATTTTCGTACTCTGCCTTCGCTGGGTCAAACTCTAAGGCCGCCGAGATCATATTGGAGATATCCACGACGGTCTTGAGCTGGCCAGAGCAAAAGGCGCGGGCCTCAGAACTGGCGCTGACGTCAAGAATGCGCTCCGTCAACTGTATGCGGCAATTGCTCAGGCACATCTCGAGGGCCTGGTGGGGCCGTGTGTCCTTGAACTCCTTCCACACGTTAGACAGAAGAAGGTCTGCTTCCTTGGGATCGGAGATCCCTTGTAGCTGCTTCGCAAGATCGTTCATGTTGCTCCGTGTCCTTAGTAGTCGTAGTCTTCGTCGTCTTCGTCGTCGTACTCGTCGTCTTCCACGTCGTCAGGAAGCGGTAAGTGAATGCCGATGGTTTTGAGAGCATCCCGGTATTTCTTCGGGATAGAAGCCGCTACTGCTTGCGCCTGGAGGCCTTTCGTGTATTGCTCTGCTGCCTCAAGCCGCTTCTCGAAGTAGTAGCAGGTACGCTGCTCATTAAAAGGAAGCTTGTAATACGGTACCCCGAGAAGTTCGGGCGGTGAGTCCGAACACGTAGTGCCCGGGTGGGGGCCCACCCATAGTGGGCGGAGGTCGCCCTTTGCTGCTGTTGCACCTTTACTATAGTTCTCTGCGGCTTCGGGGATCAGGCCAAACCATCGTGACACGTTACTGCTCCTTGAAACTATGGGGACGGACGGCCCGTCTGGGCCGCGTTCAGTTTTCGAGGTTATCCGAGGCGTTGCGTGTTCCGCGGAATGAATTCCGCCTCCTGACGCTTGGCCTGCTCCTCAGGGACGGAGTTGATACCGCCGGTGAGGGCGGCCTGGACTTCGGGGTTGTTCGTGAGCTCCTGAGCGGCTTGGCGGAGGGTCACCTGCTCCTGGGCTTTGCTGGGGTCGTTGAGGATTCGCTTGGCCCAGCGGTAGGTGAGGAGGTTGAGGTGCCACCGACGGAGCTCGAATGGGTTCACGAGGCCGGACTCGTCGTTGAGGTAGAGCTGCAGGGCCTCGCGGGCGTGCGACAGCTCCAGGGCGCGGTTCGTGTTGGCGATGGTGCCGGTCGGGATCAGGTTGAACCCCTTAGCGATGTCGGCTTTCTTGATCAGCTTGCCGATGGGAAGGGCGTTCTCGGGGCCGAGCACCTTGACGAAGACCTCCTCCGGTCCGAGATCGAGCCAGAGCATCCAGATCATCTCGTGGACTTCGCGCATGGTCAGCTGGAAGAGGATGGCGTCGAGGTTGGAGGTAGAGGCAGCCGTCTGCTGGGCGGCCTGGACCTCGGTGGCAGTACGGGCGCCGCCGGCCGCGCCAGAGAGCGTCGGGTCGATAGTGCCGATGTACTGCTCGCCGATGTTGCGGAGGAGGTTCTCCTCATTGACCTGCTCGGGCCATGGGCCCCGGTCGTGGACCAGCGGGTCGAGGCGCGAGCCCGAGGGCAGCTGCATGACAGTGCCCGGGATGACCCGAAAATTTCGAGCGCGGAAGCCGGCGAGGACCTGAGTCTGGTAGCTCGGCGCATTTCGCAGGGTCATTCCGTCAATGCGGGCGTTGTGCTGGGCATTGATCTCGCGCTGTAGACCTTCGAGCATCTGCGAGATACCGCGGGGGCTGTGCCACCGGCGGTTGGTCTTCTCAAAGTCGAACTTGGCGAGGGGCCACCGGTGAAATGGCATGAGGTAGGGCTTCGACCCAAGGCGTTTCAGGCTGGTTGGGTGGACCCAGGTCTCGACGCGGTCGGCGAGGCCGTCCTTGTCGAAGTCGTGCCAGTGGTAGATCTGCCAGACGAGGACGTTGTCGACGTTCTCGATGCCCCAGATTCGTTCGCGGTCGTTCTGCAGCGTGGTCTCTTGCTCCATGCTACCTTGACCGCTGGTGCCCGTGCCGGTGGTGCCGGCGTTGCGGACATCTTCTTGGCGCCCGATGTCTTCACGAATCTTGGCGGCCGAACCCTTCTCGAAGAAACCGTCACGCTCGAGGGTCTCGAGCTGTCGGACAGTCATGATGTGCTGGATAATCACCCACTCGGCGTCGGCGATGTCCGTGCAGCGGATCGGCATGATCACCTGCATCGGGTCGCGTTCCCAGAGGGAGGGCCGGTCGCGGACGACCTTCTTGAAGGCGAGCTTGACCCACTCGGCTCCGGCCTGGATGGCGGCTACCGCGCGTTGCAGGCGGTTCTGGACGCGCGAATCTGTGATCTTGATGTCGTACTGCTGAACGAGCGTCTGGGCGATAGCCTCCGGATCCTGCGGAAGGCCCTGCGGGAAGAGGCTGGCGACCGAAACAGTCCGGCACTCGAGCTCGGTGCGGAAGTCCCAGCCGACCTGAGCGAAGCAGTAGCCCCGGTGCTCCATGCAATCGACTGCATAGGCCATGGGCTCGATCGCGTTCATGTGGATCTTGAAGAGCCAGTTGTAGACCTCTTCGGCTTGGCGCTCGGCCTCGATGGCCTCGGTCGTCTCTCCCTGGAACTCGACGATGGGGTCTGGCTCCACGAGGAGGCGCATGAGGAGGGGCTTGTGCTTCCGGATCGTGGCATCGATGAAGGGGATGCCGAGGTTGGAGGCGCCCTTCCAGGGGAACTCCTTGATCTTCGGCCGGATTGCGAACCGAAGCTTCGTCAGCGCCTTCTGCCGCTCGACCCAGCCGGCTCGATCGGCGTCAGCGCGGAGCCCGTCTTGGACCAGCTTCGTGATGACCGCCTGCTCGGCGTCGGGCGAGCCGAAATCTATTCCGCCGGTGACGGCGAGGGCGAGGGGGTTGGATCGGTCAGGCATTCTGTGTCTTCAGGTTCAGGGCCAGCAAAGATGGCGTCCCATTCCTCTTGCGGCATGTCGTGTAAGCCGACTGCCACCGAAAAGCTCTTATTCAGGTATTTCATGCCTGGCACTCCAGAGGTCGATCCAGTCTTCAGAGAGGTCGAGACTCCTGAGGTCTGGGGGTTCGACCAAGCTGGAGACCCAGGCGTCGTGTGGATCGCGGCCGGCCCTGAGGTAGGCGTTGTAGAGGCGGACGCGCTCGGGCTCGTCGTAGGAGCCGTAGTCCAGTAGGGGGGTGGTAAGATCGCCCACGCGGCGGGTCATGATGGCTTCGTCGTGGAGTGGCATCGGGACCTGCAGCGAGCGGTCGAGGGGCCACCGGGCGCCAGGCTGGTGGCGCCAGATAACGGGGCCGTAGTGCTTGCGGTTCTCGTTGTACTGCCGGGGGTCGTCCCAGAGGAAGAGCGACTTGGCGTACCAGAGGTCAACCGTCGTGCTGGTCAGGGCCTCTGGGAGCTCCTTGTCGATCATGGGCGGCGCGAACCAGGCGTCGTCGTCGGCGACATACACCCAGTCGGGATCGCAGTGCTCGAGTCGCTTCAGGTTGTAGTTGTTGGATTCCATGAAGCGGTAGCCGCGGGCGCTGACGATCGGGAAGGGGCAGTAGGCCAGGCCGTAAAGGCGGTCCCGATACTTCTTGAGCACCCCCTCGACGAGGAAGTGCGGTCGGTCGACGAGGACCTGGATCTTCACCTCGAGGCCGGGCAGTTCGTTGTAGCGCAGGAGTTCTTGGAGCGCGATGTCCAGCTGCTCGTGGCGGTGGTGCGCCCGGAGCAGCACGCCGAGCTTAATACACATCGCTTCCAAACTTGTGCGGGTTGTCTACAACGGAACCTTCGCCGGGCCAGAGTGCTTCGTCGGGGGCGAGTTCGGACTTGAGACGAGTTGTGTCGAAGCGGGAGCTGTACAGGCGGTGCAATGTGCGCTGATAGTCTTCGGCCTCGTCGGGGGGGCACTCTTCAAAGTTAGCGTCTAAGAAAAACCGGTGAACGTCGCTGTTGACAGTTGTAGACCAGGACCAGAGGGTTGAATATGACCGTATAGCACACCACTTCGCCGCTTCATGCATCAGGGCGCGGGCAATGCCTAACCCCCGCCAGGTCGGGTCGACGGCTAACCAGTGTCCTTGAGGCTTCCCCTCTTCAACCTTGAGAGAGAGGTGCCCGTGGATGCGGCCAGTGGTATACGCCCGGGCGATCCAGGTCGCCGAAATGTGTGGGTTCGAGAAGATCTCCTTTAGACAGTCGGGCGTCCAGCCGCGTTCGGGGTAGACCCTACGGAAGAGTTCTACGAGCCCTTCCGGCTTTGCGAGGATTCCGAGGTAAATCTTCCAGTTCGACTTCAGGATGTCCGCCGGCTTCGCCTTGTACAGGGCTTTCGACATATTCTGCTAATCCGTCCGGGGTGTGGATGAGATCTTCTACGGGACAGTTGAGCACGGAGAACACCGTGGAGCACTTGAGACAAGTGCAGTCGGTCCACCGCGGGTAGCGGTTGACGCTCATGATGTTCTCGTCGTTGTTCTCGCAGCTTGGGCAGACAGCGTGCTCGAACTTTGACTTCTTGGTTTGGAAGACGTGGTAGCGCGGCGCGGTCGGTAGCCCCGGCGGCGGCGTCGGGCTGTCGTCGGACTCCTTGAACTCGCTGTAGGTTACGAGGGGCATCGGTTATTTGCCGTCCGTTGTGGTGGGGGTTAGTACCGGAGGAAGAGGCTGCGGACACAATGGTTGTGGAGTGTGGGGGAGAATCCGCGCCTTTGGCGGGCAGTATGGACACTGAAATCGAAACGGAGCATGGCAGCGATTGCACCCCGGGCAGGTCCAGCCCGGATTGATATTTATCATGCTACCCCTTCTTTTTCTTGGGCTTCTTGCGCTTGGGGCGCTTGCGCTCGCCCGGCAGGTGCTTGGGCATGAACTACTCCTCGAAAGTGTCCGCGATTTGACTGAACTTGTCCCCGTAGTAGTAATGAGTGGTACCGTTAGGAACCACAGACAAGTCGTCGAAGTCGAAATGTACGCCATGCTTTTTACACAGCGCACGCAGATCTTTCATGAATTGTGGGCGAGTGAAGTCGCGCGACTTAGGGTCCGCCATTGAGGACCTTCTTGGCCTTGTTCACTGTCACCGCGCCGACAACGCCGCCGACCTTGCGGACGACCTTGCCGCCGCCGAGGATCACGGCGAGGCCGGTGACGAGCTCGAGCCAGGCGACGGGGTTGAAGGGATTGGAGAAGAGCGTCAGCCCGGACGCGACGTCCCCCGCAGGAGTCTTGGAGCTGTTCAGTGGCGGCTGGATGCCGGGAATGTTGGGGTCAACGTCGATCTGGCTATATGGTGTAGCGGCCCGGCCGAGGGCGCCCTGAGTGGCAGCGCAGCCGCTAAAATTCGCCGTACCCGTGAAGGCCAGGCATAGAACTAAAACTCGAATCATCGACGGAGGCTCCGAGGGTGGTTGAAAGAAAACTGTCTGAGAGAGAGTGCTCGAGCATGGCGCTGACGGCGGCGTAGCGCACGAGGTCAGCGAAGTCTTTGTAGGTCGGGTCGCGCTTCGACTCGTCGGGGAAGTCGTCGTCGCCGCCTTTGTTGGCGGCGGTGTAGTAGAGCATCGAGTTGATGAGGTTCTGGCAGTTCGATGTGAAGTACATGCGCGGCCGGTTGGTGTCGCAGACGGGCCGGCTCTGGTCGCGGCCGAGGAGGGCGCGGACTCGAGTCTCGCCGTACTCGAGGTTGTCGTTCAGCTTCGTGACGCAGTGGAGGCCGTACTGGGCCATGATGTCGCGAGTCGCAGGAATGGGCACGCCACGCACAACGTCGGATCGGGGACCATAGTTGGGATCCATGAGACGAATGTCCGACACTCGCGTGTCCTCGATCTTGCGGATCAGCTCGACATAGGCCTGGGGCGTGCGCGTGTCGCGGCGCAGGAGGGTGAAGTCCTGCTCGGGCCACTCGCGGAACCAGATGATGTCGCCGCGGGGCGTGATCGTGAACCAGGCCATCGCCCATGGCTTTACAGTGTGAGGGTCAATTGCGAGCCCAACGTACCAGTCCGGGTCCGGACGAATCGGTTCGATGACATTGTGGTCCTCTTCGAACTGTGGGTAGATCCGGTCGACCAGGTGGATGAAGCGGCCGTAGAGGCGGGCCTCCTTCTCCACGTCGGAGATGGTCGGGTCCTTGGCGAAGTCGTCGATCGCTTCCTTGGAGAGGAAGTAGTTATCGAAGATCGAGATGTTGAAAACAGAGATGAAGTCCTGGTCGGCGCGCCGGTAGAGCTCGGTGAACATCCAGGCACTGTTGCGGCCCAAGGGCGTGAACGAGAAGCAGATGGGGGCGAACTGGTCGACCGCGCCGCGGCGGATCCCGGTGTAGACGCGCTTGGAGATCGGCTCGTCGACGAAGTAGGCCGAGTGGGCAGTGGCCTCAAAGCTGAGGCCCTTCTGCTCGGCGCTGGCGTAGATGATCTTGGAGCCGTTCTCGAGGACCACCTCGGATGGGATCCCGGAGTGGCCCCAGTAGACTTTTTTGATCAGCGGGCCGAGCATGGAAACCACCTTCGGGTGGATGGCCTCGGCGATGCCGCGCTTGGCCGGCAGTCCGGTGACGATCAGGATGGTGTTCGGCACCTGGATCCGGACGCCCGCGCCGTTGAAACAGAGGGCGCGCGGCGGGAGGTCGTCAGGACGGATCCACCGGGGTGTCGGGAGGTCGTGGCCCATCTCACGAATCACCCAGGGACGGAAGCCCAGGGCGAAGGAGCAGGCCTCCGCGACGACGTGTTCGGTCTTACCACTGCGGTTGCCGCCCGCGTTCATGCGGATCCGGGACTTGGATTCATGGAAACAGACGAGCTTCTTGTTGGGCTCGAAGAAGTAGATGGGGAGCTCACGCTTGCGGCGCTGAAGCTCCAGGAGCCCGGCGGCCTCGAGCTCGAGGTCTGCTCGGTCGCTCATCTATTCCGAGGGTCGGTCCCCGCCTCCAGGGCTTCTAACTTCTGGTGTAGGGTCTGCAAGTCCTCCATCGACCGGAGCTCGTGTATGCTCAGGTCCAGCGATATGACTGAGTCCTGCTGGATCCACAGTGGGAACGTCAGCATCTGCCGTTTCTTGTCCACCGCTCCCCCGTACTGTCGTACGATCCACTGGAAGTACGTCGCTGGCGTCACGTCGTTCATCCTGGCCCAGGATTCTTGTGCGCTGTTGCTTGACCCATTTTCCGAGCTCTGCATCACTCATCTCAGAGACGAAGCTGTTGTTCTGAATATTCTGCCCGTGCTCGAGGACCCGCTGTTTCTTGAACTCCGGGTCGAACCGCTCCATGAAGAGTCGGAGGACGGCAGTGTCACCCTTGCCAGTCGCACGGAGCGCGAGGTGGAGGAGTCGGGCGTGGACGGCGCCGAGGGCGGCACCCGCGATGTTGGAGCCGTGGGAGACGATCCAGTGGATGGCCGCTGGGTCCTGCATCGCCCGGTAGAGGGTCGAGCGGGAGATGCCGGCCTCTTCGGCCAGGCCCTCGAAGTCGGGGGCGGAGCGTGTGAAGAAGGCGCCCGCCAGAGCACGCACCGCGCGGGTGGGCTCGTATTCCCGGATCGCCTGGGGTGAGGCGGTCTGTGCCAGGGCTACGAGATGGGCGGTGAAGTGCTCTTCGGGTTCATCGACAGGCGCGGGGAGGTCCGACATGTTGCAGTTGCTTGGCGGTATCACGGAGCAGATCCTCCGGAACGTAGTCCTCCTTGAGCGGGATGGCGAGGAGGATCATGGCGACGAGATCCTTGAAATCTGGACACTCGATGTCCGATTTTCCACTTGACAGCAGGTATCGGATCTCACCGCGGTTGCTGTGGATGCAGGCCCAGAAGTGTTCGTTGGGCTGGCCGGCCTTGGCCTCGCGCATGCCGCGCTGGAGGTCCGAGGGCTGGTTGGTCGACTTGCACTGGATAGCGACCTTGAGGCGGACCCACCGCTTCGAGTGGAGGAACGGTATGTAGAGGAAGACGGCGATGTCTGACCCTACGCCGTAGCCGGCGGTTTCGTCGGTCCGTTCCGCGTGGAACCCTACCTTGCGGAGCTTTTTGACGATCGAGCGCTCGAACCGGATACCCCGCTCCCGGGCGGCGCGGCGGGTGTTGGTGGGCATGAAAGTGGGTAGTCATGTAGGCTACCCAAACCGGCACGATCGGGCCGGGGAGTCGTAAATGTTGCAGTCCTGGGTCTTCCTCGCGGCCAGGACTGCTCCACCGCGCCCCGGCCTGCGGCGGCCTCGGGTACTACGATCTGGTGCCGGGGACGGGAGTCGAACCCGTGACCTCCAGGTTATGAGCCTGGCAAGCTACCTCTGCTCTACCCCGGTTCCTGAGTCTACCACCCCGGGGTCTCCGTGTCAAGGGAATTCCCGAATCGCTGTAAATTGCGGCGGCGGCAGCGTTTGAGGAAAGCGGCCCAGGCAGGCCGGAGGGCCCAGAAGTAGGCGTCCTCCGGCAGGGTCAGCCGGCCGGCGTGGAGCTCCCGGTGGCAAATGGCGCAGAGGGTACGGGTCTTCTGGGCCTCGTAGGAGAGGGCGGCCCAGGACCGGGAGAGGGCGGCGGCAGCGACCGGGAAGTCCCGGGGGCCGACGTGGTGCTGGTCGAGGGCAGCGGGGCACTGTTTGTACCCGCAGTGGATGCAGCCACACTCGAGTTTGAACTGCTCGAGTGTGGCGCGTTTGCGGGAGGACAGTTGGTCACACGGTTTGCGCTTGCGCATCGGCCATCTTTCCCCAGCGGTCTTTCACCTCGAGGTCGACTGCGCACCGGATGTCGGGGCAGACCTGTTTCAGGGCATCTACCATACAGCGCTCCAGAATCATGGATGCGAGCGTCACTGAACTCGGGCGGGCCTCGACGAGGACGCTGTCGTGGACGCAACAGACGGGGTTCCAGCTGGCGTCAGGGGTCCACTCGGACCAGAGGCGGAAGAGGGCGTCTTTGAGCGCGCTGGCGACGGCCGCCTGGAAGGGGTGGTTGTGGGCCTGGGTGTAGGAGGAGTTGCCGCGGACGCAGCCGGTGGGTGAGCGGCTCGGGCTCTTCCAGAGATCCCACTTCCGGTCGAAGCCCGGGGGTGTGGGGATGTCGAACTCGGGGGCCTCGTTTCGGGACCAGCGGAAGAGCCGCTTTAGCGCGGCCATTCCATGAATCGTGCCTTCTTCTTCGTCGCGCCACGCTCTGAGATGTCCGACAAGTGTTGCATACTCACACCCAAGATTCCTACTAGCAACGCGCAGTCGTCGAGTCGCGCTGCGTTCGTCCGAAAGGTACGCTCGAAGCGCCGGCTCAGCATCCAAAGCCAGACGACGCAAAGCGCGAGCATCGTCAAAATTGAGATCCACGCCCCACCTGCGTGCGTAATCCGTGAACTTGCGAGCGCCGAGGCCACCAGGAAGGCCAAAAGAGACAGCCTTCGCAGTCTGACGCAGCTGTTTGCGTTCTGCCGGGCTTGCGTCGCCCCACTCAGCAGCGAACATTTTACGCGCTGTGGCGACGTGTGCGTCTTCTGATCCATTGAGTGCGTCCTCCAGATTGCTGCCGCCGTACATGAGGTGCCACGTCTGGGCCAGGGCGACGAGTTCGGCCGAGACGTAGTCCGCTTCGATGAGTTTGTAGCCCTTCTGGGGCATGAAGAGGCCCCGGATGCCGTCATTGCGCTTCGGAATGTTCTGAATGTTGGGCTTCGAGGCCGACATGCGCGTCGTCCGGGCGCCGATGTTCATGTAGCGGGGGAAATGGACCTCGGAGCAGGCGTAGACGTGCAGATAGGTGTTGAGGAGCTTGCGCACACGCGCGAAACGGAGCCAGACGCTCAGTTTGTCGCACATGGCGACCGCTTTCTTCGGGCAGGCGAGGAGGGGGCCGCTCGCGCGGGGGAGGAGGCCGGCCCAGTCGTCGTGCTTGAGCGAAATGCGACCCGTGTCGGTGCGCTCGGGGACGATGTCCTGTTCTTTGGCCCACGCCTCGAGCTTGGACATGAGGGTCTTGTGCGACAGCTTGAACTTGCCGGTCTTCGGACCGCAGCTGCCGAACTTGAACTGAATGAGGGCGCCCTTGAGGCGTTCGGCTTCGTCTTGGTAAGCGTCCCGCGTGGTGCGGGCGAGTTCGGTGTCGACCCGAAGGGGGAATTGTTGGAGCCAAGCCAGTCCAAGGGCGCCCTTGACTTGTGAGATCTCATCGAGGAGCCCGAACTTCTTCTTGGCGTCGGGCAACGCGGGGTAGCGGCACTCCTCGGGCTCGGCGTACTGTTCGTACTTGGCGCGCATCTTCTTGTAGACCTTCGCGGTCGCGATGGCGTCTTGCGCGGCGTACTCGAGGAAGCGCTCGGGGACGGCCGTGTCGTTGAGGAACTGGCCGAACTCGAGGCGGATGGCCTCGTCCTTGTTGAGCTTCATGCCAACGTAGCGCTTGGCGAAGTCGTCGAGGCGGAGCCCGGAGAAGAGGTTCTCCTTCGTGACGCCCGAGCCCCGGGCCAGTCGGCCGACGAGCTCGAGGAGGAAGGTGTCGTGTACCTGGCCGGCGTTGACGGCTGCAATGAAGAGCGGCTTGAGCGGAGGGCACGCGCGGCAGAAGACCGGGATGTCGAACGCACAGTTATGAAAAACGAGATGGTCTCTCGTATTCAAGAGAAGGTGCTCAATTTCGCCGAGAAGCTCTTCTCGGTGGTACACCTTGCAAAACCCGCCGCCGCAGATTGAGCCCAGAACCAGCTCGTGACCCCCGAAGGGTTCGATCGAGGTCTTGGCTTTCCAGCCGGTCTTCTGGATCCGGAAGCGCGAGGTCTCGCAGTCGATGGCCCAGTGGTGGGGCTCGGTCTCAACCTTCTGTACGAACAGCCATGGTGGTTTCATTGTATTATACTACACTTTAGGGCTGACTTGTTCTATCTTGTACAGCAGGCAGTGCAGCTTTTGTTAGGGAATATGCAACCTCAATCGCTTCTTCTGGTGTAAGGTGAACACATGCGGTATCTAAATGCAAACGTACAACGCCGTGCTGCCCGTTCTCAATATTTATTCCCAACTTCAAAAACTCTGCGGCGAACATCCTTAGTTGTTTCATTGTATTATCCTGAATGTGCAATGTAATAAAACTTGCACTGAACGCATTGTGCGGCTGACTCGTAGAAGCCGGTGCTGAGGACTTCGAAAGCGACCCCGCTGCAATTGCGGCAGCAGAGGCGATCGAATTTGGAGTCTGAGTCGTAGCGCTCCTCAAGGTTGCAGTCAGACCAGCAGGCATTGACGCGACGGACCCTGTCAGCGCTTTCGTTTGGCACGCCATCCAACAGGCGATAGCCTTGATCGTGCTTGATCTTGTGCTTGTCGTACTCAGCTTTGACCGCGCGGTCCCTGTCTATCATGCTCGGCTCCCGCACCAGTGTGCGTGGGTGCAGTGGCGGACGGAGGCGGCGCCGCAGTCACAGGGGATCGGACCGCGCTCGGTCTTAGTGCGGAGGCGGCCCTGTGTGCGCTCCGCGACCTCTGCCGGGTTACACGCACAGATCTCTTCCAGGTGCTTGCAGATAGAGCACTTGTCGAACTTGAGGAGAAGGCTGTTCCCACAGCCGGGGCAGAGGTGTCGAGGGCGCGGGTCTTGAGGTACAAGGAACGTCTCCACGAGGGCCTCGCCCGCGTCGACCGCGCGCCGGTGCTCGTCGATGATTTTCTGCGACCTCATGGCAAATTGAAACGCATCTACACTCTCCTGGTCAGTCTTAGCTGAGTAATAGGCTGCCCTTCCACAGCCCCCGGGGAACCACGGAGCCATATGGCACATGGACTTTTTCATGATCCCTCCGGTTCGTCGATGCGGACGCCGCCGCCGTAGACCTTGGTGTTGACGACGTCGTAGCCCATGGGCGAGATGACGAGGCGCCAGTCCTTGTTGCACACCCATTCAAGCGGGATGTTCTTTATCAGCTTAACAGTTGCGCGCCGGTACGCAACATCCGGTGGTTCGCCCTTCTCCATCACATAGTCCATTGAGCCGCCGTCGCCTTCGCGGAGGTCGTCGCCGTCGTCCCAGTCTAAGACCCAGAAGAGTCGTCCTTCTCGCGGGTGCGCGGCGTATTTCTCAGGCATCTCTTGTTGTACCATTTCTTCAGTGTCTCCAACAGGTTGGATGGGGTTGTACCGCGGTAGCGGCGGCGCGCTTTGTCCCAGTAGTCGATCGCGCGCGACGGTGCCATGCGGCCGTAAATGACGAGGTTGCGGAGCTTGCGCAGCACGAGGCGGCCCGACGTCCAGTAGCGCTTGCGCGCGGGACGGGGGTCGGGACGCTTGCCCCTCTTACTGTGGCTGAGCTTAGGCATTGCGCACCTTCTTCTCGAAATGGGGATCGAGGCCGCGCACGTTATCGTTCCGGATCATGATTTGCAGCTTGATGATCTCGGCGTCGAGTGTGGCGCGGTGGCGGTCGTCGCCGTGCTCGGCAAGTATTTCTGTCACGCGCACTGCGCCGAAGCAGAGGAGGGCCGTGACGGCGATCGCGGAAAAGAACTGGATCAGTGCGACTCGGATCATTGTGTCTTCCTGAAAATGTATTCCGCCGGCTCCTTCCGCGTGGACGGGCGGGCCAGCTTCAGTTCCAGTTGGAGCTCGGGCGAGACATACAGTGACGTCCCTACCTCCCGGGCAATGTACTTCGCGAGTTTGATGCGCTTGCCGTGCTCACCGCGGCCCGTGCCGATGTAGTCGCTGAGACCGGGGAAGCGTTCGTAGTCTCCGCGGATGCCCTTGTAGAGGGACTCCGCGGTGAAGGGGTCGTTCTGGTTGTCGGCGCCGTAAGAGAAGAGGTCTTGCACGCGGTCGTCGAGCTCTTGCGCCTGCTGCAGCGCGAGCTGCCCGAACTTGGGGCAGATGCGCGGCACGCAGAAGTCCAGCCAGTGCCGGAACCGGAAGAGCGGCTCGATCGCCTGCTTGATCTGGTCGACGGGCTGCATGGCGAGGCCGAGGAGCTCGCCGTAAGCCTCGGCGCGGAGGGCGAAGGCCTCTTCGACGCAGAAGGGGCGCATGGGTTGGGGGATCTCGCGGTAGAGGTTGACCATGAGGGAGCGGGTCGCGAGGTCGGGGTCGAGTTTGGCGTCGTTCGCCGTCAGGGAGAAGAGGACGCCCTGCTGGGCGACCGAGCGGGACTGGCCGAGGATGCGGACGCGCTTGGACCAGCCGTCGGTCAGGAGCCGCGCGAGCCGCTCGTTCTTGAAGGTGCCGCCGCCCTGGACGACGACGTTGTCGAGGGCAATGAAGCGGCCGTTCTCAATGAAGCGGGCTGAGACCTGCTTCTCAAGCTCTCCGCCGCGGTATTGCACCGCGCTTTGGAGCTCTCCGGTTAGGATGATGCCGGAGGCCTGGACGAGACTCGATTTACCGACGCCGCGGTCGTTCCCTGTGACCGTGAGCATCGGCACCGCCAGGCGCTTGTCGAGAACGACCGCTGAGAGGAGCCAGGCCATGACGTTGGCCCGGTAACCCTCGTTCTGGAAGGGCACTCCGGAAAAGACCTGCTCGAGCGCGGTTGTGGACGTCCGAGCTTTGATAACAGGCGCCTCCGGGGCACAGAAGAGATAGACCTTGGCCGTGGGATCGTAGCCAGGCGTCTCAACGAGGACATAGGAACCCCCGGCCCACACCACTACCGGCTCGCGGACCACGTTCTCGACGAGAGGCAGGCGCAGCTTGGCCTCGGATCCGAAGAGGGTCATGGTGTGGGGATACTGGAGCATGGCAGGGAGGGCCTGGCCATCCTCCGTTGGCCTGACAACATCAACGAGGCTCGGGATCGTCCCGAAGAAGTCGGTGACGTTCATGATCCTGCGCGGACCAGCCGATTGATCAATGAAGAGGAGAAACCCATCCGACGTGCGGAAGAACCGCCCGCTATCTGCAGCGTGCTGGTAGAACTCTTGGCACCAGTGGTGGATCGACTCCTGCCCGTGGAATGTCGAGTAGAACTGCGGCCTTGGCATATTGGTTCCCTAAGAAAAACTGACCGAGATCCCATTGTAACAGCTGGCCCGGCGGGGTTCCATGGAAAACCCCGGGGGAGTCCCGGCGCCGGGGCGGGTAGTGCAAAAGGCACTCCCCCGGACGTAACCCGCGCGCCCGCGCGCCGTTCCGCCGATCCCCGGGGGAGTGGGGAGTGGGGACCTGCCCGTGCCTATTACCGAAAACCCCTTATTCTTTTACATATAGTACCTTAAGGACACAGTGCTTATTTATCCTGTATCTCTCTAACTCTATTCCTCTTCTTCTCTTCTGTCGGGGGGAGTAGTTGCGGGCACGCCCCGGCAAACCCCCCTCTCAAATGTGTCAGCAGCATCGCGGGGGGAAACGTAAGTCCTGCTGCGCGTTTGACTTACGGAAAAGGCTTTTCGAGCTCCCATGCGAGGGCGCCTTCAATATATAGGAGGGGAGAGCGGCCCGGGGGGCCGGGGTCGTCCTGGAGGGTGGTCAAGGCCCCTTTCCTGGCGCAAGGCCGACCCCTCGAGCGGCGCGAGCGTCGCAAGTGCAGACAAGGCAACGGCTCACTGCACCTATGTACAGGTGCGGCGCTCGGGATTCAAAATTTCACGGGGTATCACGACCTCACGGCCAGCATACGCTATGTAGTAGCACAATTCCCGCACTTATCCCGTAGGCTACATATCACACTGTAATACACACTGCGCAATACAGTTATATTTCCCCCCGAGACAATATCGAGGGCCGGCTTGCACCATTGCCGATCCTGTGGTATGTTCAGGTGCGGCCGGCGCACGGGGCACCGAGGCGCGCGACAACAATAACCCGGAGGAAAGAATCATGAAAGCGATACTTGTTATCGTGCTCGAAGCCCTCACGTTTACCGCAGCCGCAATGGTCCTCTACATTGCTTTAGTAAAAAGGTTTATCTCTTGAAAAAACACAAGTCGATAACCCACAAGGTGCACATTGTGATAGCACAAGCCGACGGAACCGTGATCGCTAACGGGAGTACGTGGTCCTTGGGGTCGGTTGAACTGGCCCTTGCGTGTGAATCACCCGCTTGTGGTTGCATTTGTTGTCAAGTTGCCCGGGCTGCCCGGCCTTACCCGGAGGATCGAAAGTGAAATACAGAACGTTCCTCGCGCGCATTCCTGATACCACGTTGCGGAAAAAGGTCCGCGCTTGGGTCGACCGCTGGGTAGCCAAGCCGGCTACTCTCCTCGGTGAGACGTTCAAAAGCGCCAAGACTGAAGCGACGGGTGACGCCGACGTTGTCAGGGTGCTGAACTTAGCACCCGCTGACGAAAGCCATGCCGTCAATCTTTGCCCATGGGCAAGTGAAGCTTGTCGCGTCGAGTGTTTGCGGACCAGTGGGCACAATGTCCTGCCGCAAGCGAAAGTCTCCCGGATCGGCAAAACCGCGGTTTTCATGTGCTTTCGGACCAAGTTCCTCGCGCGGCTCCGGCAGGATTTGCGCAGCCTACAACGAAGGGCGGAAGGCGGTTTGACGGTCGCGGTCCGCCTCAACAATCTTTCCGACGTCGTCTGGGAAAAGGTCGTCCCAGGATTGTTCGAAGAGTACCCCGGGATTCAATTCTTCGACTATACCAAGTCGATCGATCGGACCATGTCCTATCTTGCTGGTGAGCTGGCCCCCAACTACCACTTGACGTTTAGCGTCGACGAAAGGGATCAAACCGAAGAATACGCTGACATGGTCCTCAGCGACGACGGGGTTGCCGCCGTCGTCTTTGCCGGCGATACACTTCCCGAGACGTGGAACGGCTACCCCGTAGTCGACGGCGATCTCTCGGACGCAACATGGGCCCAAGCTCCCGGGACCGTGCGCGGCCTTAGAGCCAAGGGAGCCGCGAAGGAAAGTACCTCAGGCTTTGCAAGAACCGTTTAACCTTCTACCCCGCAACCACGGAGAAACGACATGCTCATACCACCAAGCGTACTGAAGGGGCTTTCACATGCTGCTAGCGACGAGCTCAGCAGGCAAGCCTGGACAAGGGGTCGAGCACTGATTCCCAGGACAGGGTCTCAGTTAGTGGGTGTCCACTTGGAACGGACAACTGTTACTGGTCTGCCAGGACCAGCAAGTGCAGCTGCAACCGACGGCAAGATACTGGCCATGGCCAGCTGGGACGAGCCGAACTGGAAGGAATACCCGGTGGACGGGATCGGATTCGACCCCAAACCGTTCGAAGGGTTCTCGGTAACAATCGACACGAAGGATTGTCGGGAACTTGCCAAGCTTCCCACGAAGAACGTGGTGAAGCCGATTCTCGGGAACGTAGCCATCGACGAGCAGAACAACGGCCTGGGCGAAACCACGGCCATGGCTACCGACTTGGACACGACGCGAGAGTACAAGTTCAAGCCGATAGAAGGGACGTTTCCCGACTACCGGATGGTCCTACCAAAGGACAGCCCACAAGCCACGATCAAACTTGACATCCGACAGCTTGAAAGAGCTGTGAAGATCTTCAAGGATACGTTCGGAATCAGGAAGAACGACAGCATAGCTGAGTCGGGGGTAGAGCTGGAGATATTCTCTCCAGACAAGCCAGCCAAGATGACCATGGCTAAAAACGGACTGGACGTGACAGTCCTCGCCATGCCGTTAGTGAAGTAACCCGCAACCCGGGAAGGGGAGAGACTGCCACGGTTTCTCCCCTTCCTTGGCGATTGACGGCGGCGCCCTTGTCGACGCGCCATAGAACCGTTTAACCCTTTACAGAAAGGCTTTAGTATGACAGTACTACTAACCGGAAACCCTGTAGACGGATTGATTTTCTACGGCCCCTTTGAAAGTGCTGAACACGCCGCTGATTGGGCGGAAGGTAATTGTAAGAATGAAGAATGGTGGACTGCTGATTTAGTTTCGGTTACAGAAAGGTAAAACCATGGCGACAATCGAGAGCACGTACAAGGGCCACCCTACCTTGAATTGCGACGGAGTCGTGACGCTGGGCCTCCGCAAGTTGGGGGCGATTCTCGACAATATCGACGCGGTCAAGGCTTTCGTCGAGAAACACAGGGCAGCCCGCGCGGCCCTTGCGGCCGATCGGGCCGCAACACACCAGAAGCGTGAACAGGCTCGAGCCGCGCACGACGCTCGAGTTCGGGCGCGCGAGTTTGACACTCTGGAAGAAGAGCGCGCGGGCTTAGGAACCCAGCTTCGTCGCGGTGGGACAAGATAGATAGCACAATGTGGAGGACACCATGAGCATAGGCCGGAGCTTGACCCGCGCCAGGGCCCGTTGGGCCCGGGCCCGGGGAGTCGCGGTGTGGCGGCTGCAAATTCGATACTGGTGCCCACTCCAGGAACGCTTAGCGCGTGCATGGGCCCGAGTGGCTCCTGTGCTGGTTTGGATCTGGCATATTGTAGTTTGGGCGCTATTCCTGTTGTGGTTCGGCATGGGCTCTATGGACCTTGGAAGCTGGGACGCATTTGGACAGGGGATTTAACCGGGCCGCTGTAAGAGCTTGACAAGCCCGGGATTGTCGGGAATACTTACTTGACTCGGGTCGGCCGCGGAGGTAAGAGTGGCCGGTGAGTCACCGCCTGAGGTTTCTGCAACCCCAATGGAGGAGCGTATGACGAAGTTTACGAAAATCGTTCGTCGCGAGGTCACCCTGCTCTCTCGCGACGCGGAATTGCCGACGGTTACCTGGGTTCTGGAGTTCGGCCCCCAGGGGCTACGTGTGCGGCGGAAGGGCTCGAGCGTGAGTGCATACAAGCCCTGGCACGCGATTGTCGGGAGTGTCATTGTCACCGGTACGGTTAGTCATTAGGAGGAACGGAGATGCTTACCATTCCCAAGTGTGATCGGGATTCTATGGTCATTGTTAAGTCGGTTGCGGACCTTGAGGCTGTGCCTGTGACTCCCCGCGGAGCCCGCTCGGGCCGCTGGCAGGGCGTGAGGCATGCGGACTTTGTACGGGCGGCAGCGTCGGCCGTGCGCTCTCTGGGCTGGGAGATCGACAAGACGCACGCAATGCTGACGCGCAAGGGCGCGGGCCTTGTGGGCTCATTCGATATCTCGCCAGTAGACGGGAGGGCACCCACAGCGGGCCGGTTTCCCGAGCACCTGCTCCGGACTATGCGCCCGTCTATTGGGTTTCGCCATGCGAACGACTCCGTCCATGCGTTGAACGTGTACTTCGGGGCCGTTGTGAAGGTCTGCTCAAACGGTTTGGTCTCGTCCTGCACGACGCAGGGGCAGCGTCGGAAGCACACGAGCGGGCTGGACCTTTCCAGCTGGGTCCGTGACGCAGTCGGAGCCGCGTTTCGCCAAGGCGAGACTCTGGACGTCGACGTCGAGGCCATGCACCAGGCGCCGCTGGGAGTAGGCCCCTTGAATAACGCCCTCTGTGGTCTGGCTCGCATGGGCCTCATGCCCTGGTCTTTGGTCGGCAAGGTCGACCGCGAGTTTGCCAAACCGCGGCACCTGGACTTCGCCGACAAAAACGTCTGGTCCTGGTACAATTGCGTGACCGAGATCGCCAAGGAACAGGCGCCGGACGCGCAGTTCAAGACGCTCGACAGTGCCTGGGGGCTCGCCCGGGCGCTTGCGCAGCTCAATTAGAGTCGGACCATGGGCCGGTCGCATAGTAGCGGCCGGCCCTTTTTACTGCCTGCACAGAGAACCTGTATTTCACCGGAGAACACCATGACTGACAACGAAATCCGAGACACCGCTGTTGAGTACGTCGCGCGCCACGAGCACGACAACTGCCAGATTTTCACCGACCCCGATTGCCGTATCAAATCTTGGAACTTAGGCGACTGGACTACTGTTCAGGTTTGGGTCGCAATGAGACGACCAATTGCGCCTCCTAACATAAAAAGAACACCGTGAGACTCTAAACCTCCTCCGAGACACGGCCCGGGCGGGACCATACTGCCGCTCGGGCCTGTCTTTTTGGGGTTGCGCAGCACCGGCCCGGGCGGGACCATACTGCCGCTCGGGCCTGTCTTTTTGGGGTTGCGCAGCACCGGTGGGGGCGGTACCATAGGGCTTTGGCTCAACAGGAGACAAGGCGCATGAGAATTGTTGTGACGGGGAGCGCGGGATATATCGGCTCGGACTTCGTGACGCACCTGCGGGACCAATACAGAGCGCGGTTTCAGGTGCTCGAGATCGACCTGGCCAGCAATGGGGAGGACGTTTCGAGTGTAGAGACTCGGAACAAGATAGAGGATTTCAAGCCGCAGATTATCTTCAACTTTGCTGGGATCTCCGGGGAGAAGGCCTGCCGGGAGCGGCCCCATGAAGCTTTCCTCACGGACTGCTTAGCGCCGTGGCGTCTGGCAGGACTGGGAGTTCCGCTGCTGGTGCAAGCCTCGACACTGTCGATCCTCGACAAGGGGGACAGCCGGTACGCACGGTACAAGGGGAGTGCCGAGGTACACCTCGAGACAGCCGGGGTGCCCGTGTTATGCTTACGGTTTGGGACACTGCTCGGCTCGAGTGCAGCTGGTCCGGAGCACATGCGCTGGGACCTGCCGGTACACAAAATGGTGCTCGACGCGGTTACCCAAGGAGTGATCACAATCCCGCGCGAGCCGCTCATGCGGCCGTGGCTGCTACTGGGCCACCTGCGGCGGGTGCTGGTGGGGGTAGCTCTGGATGCTGAGCGGAGTATCGTTCCGGCCGGGTTTACTCTGCAGCCGTTGGTGTCGTTTAACGCAAGCCTGGAACAAGTAGCTCGGCGCGTGGCGCGGCGTGTCCAATTAAAGACCGGGAAGCCGGTGACAATAGACTATGCGGTGGGGCACAAAGACCTCCGGAGCTACGCGTCGCCCGCGGTGTGCGGGACGACGCCGGGGCACTGTTCGCAGTGCGAACTCGAGTCAGTGGTCGAGGACTGTATCACATTGTATCGAACGGGCACTCTGGCAGACTGAAGAGGCTGACATGATACCACTGTTCAAGCCGCCCGTGCTCACGGGCAAGTACATGAAGGAAGTGCTGAACTCGAGGCACCTGGTGACAGGGCCCATGGTCGAGAGACTGCGCGACGCGGTAGCGAAGGAGTTCCACTGGGAGCCGGAGCAGGTGGTGCTCGGGAACACTGCGACGCATTGCTTCGAGGCGCTGCTGATTCACTTGGGCTATCCTGAGGCCAAACTCTATCCGAGGGCTACGTGGCCTCTGATCCGGGTGAGGGTAGAAGGGGGGCCCAGCTGCGCTCCTACGACTGTATTGCTGACGGATATCGGGGGCGACACTGCATACGTACGCGATTTTCCAAACCGTAAAGTGGTGTTAGACTGCTCGCACAGCTGGGCCCCCCTTCTACCCTCACCCGGATCAGGGCCCAGCTGCGCTCCTACGACTGTATTGCTGACGGATATCGGGGGCGACACTGCATACGTACGCGATTTTCCAAACCGTAAAGTGGTGTTAGACTGCTCGCACAGCTGGGAACCTTCAAAGGTCGCCGACTACTCATTTGCGAGCTTCTCGCCGATCAAGTTGGTGTGTGGCCCTCAAGGTGGCGCCATGTTCTGCAAGAGTTCGGGCGCCGCTACAGAGCTGCAGACGATTCTGAATTATGGGTTCGAGAGCGGGCCGCAGGGCGGGCGCGACTGGACCGCATGGGACGTGCGCGGGATCCGCGGCGGTATGAGCGACGTGCATGCTGCGCTGAACCTCGAGGCGCTCGGGCTGTTGGCCTGGGCACGACAGGGATATAGAGAAATAACACAGGCCGTAGCTGCCGATCTCTATGGTCGCCGCGGGGTCCGGAGTGATCAGATCCGGCGCGGCAAATACCTACTGCAGCTCAAGGTGCGATCGGTGCCGCGGGCGTTGAAGCAGCTGCGCGAGCTTGGGGTGCAGGGCGGCTGGCACTTTCCGCCAGCTAAGCTGTTGACCGTGCCGGCGTGGCCTGGTATGGTGGGACACGAAGTGTGTAAGGTCGGCCGCGCGGCGGCCAAGGTACTACGAAGGGAATGGTCGTGAGCAAGATTGATTTTCTCCGAGACAAGTTCAGCTTTTCGAAGCTGCAGCTCTTCTCGAAGTGCCCCCGGCGGGCATTCTACCGGTACGTGGCCCGCATGAAAGAGGACGTGAGCGAGCCGCTGCTCATGGGGCGCGGCACGCATGCCGGGCAGGAGTACGACAACCTCGAGCGGATCGAGGGGCGTCGTCCGCAGCAGGCCGAGGTGCTCGACGTGGCGACGGAGGCTTACGAGGGCGACGGCGGAGAAGCTGTCGACTCGTTCCGCGAGCAACACGAGACCCACTTGAAGAAGTTCTGGGAGAGCGGGGAGCGCGACAAGATTCATCCGATCAAGGGCACGGTCGAGGCCGCGTTCCTGATCGAGGCGGCGGTGACTCACGACCCGGAGAACGAGCCGGAGAAGAAGCCCGTGCTCCTCGAGGGGTTTGTTGACGTGGTGTCGAAGAGCGAGCCGGGGCTCCGGACCGTGGTTGACTACAAGACCGTAGGTCGGCCCATGAGCCAGCGCGACGCGGAAAGCAGCAACCAGCTCGAGCTCTACCGGCTCGGCGGCAAGGCGAAGCTCGGCAAGTTCGTCTCGTTCGTGAAGGGTGGGAAGCAGAAGCCGACGACGAAGGTTACGCAGCCCTGCGCGACGACGAAAGCGCGGCTGCAGCGGCTGCTCACGTTCCTGTCGGATACGATCAACGCGTTCCGGCGGTGCCTGCGGACCGGGGACTTTCCGAAGTGCGCGCCGGAGTGCTTCTGGTGCTCGCGCACGGCGTGTGGGTTCTACGACCAATGCTACCCAGAGAAGGACAAGACGCTGCCGCGGTTTATTTCGATCGGGAAGATCAGTCCGCCGGGGACTGTGCCCGCGCCGGAGTGGAGGAAGCGAAAGGACAAGAAAAAGGAGGCCAAGCCATGATCAGTCTGGAGCTCTTCGATAGTTTTTCAAGCAAAGATTTTGATAACGGCGCGGTGTATGACGATCTCCGTGACGTGATTAAGCAGCGCGATGCGTTGCTGGAGGCGGCGAAACTGGTCAAGAAAGACTTTCTACGCCCAGACAGAAGGATAAGTCTTTATACGTGGAGTCGGCTCACCGCAACCATCGCCCTGTGTAAGGAGGAGAAATGAAAGACTTGTTCAAGATCGGTGACAAGGTGTGGGTGGCGGCGCTGGATAGTGGCGCCAAGAACGAGAAGTGTGAGGACTGCGACGGTACAGGCGCGTGGCAGTTGAAGACGGCCCTCCTGGAGACCAGCGTGACTTGCTTGGTGTGTAGCCGCTGGGACGGACAGCTGGGCCCCGGGTACACACAGGTCTTCGACGCTTTCGTCTCCGTGTATTCGGATATCGTTGGGCAGGTCGACACGCGAGAGGCGGAGGGCGTCCGCGAGGTGAGGTACATGCTTGAGGGCTCGGGCGTTGGGAGCGGGCGGGTGTTCAACGAGAAGAAGGTGTTCAGTACCAGGGAAGAGGCAGAAGCCGCGTCAGTTCAGTTGCTGGAGGAGAAGCAGGCCGAGGACACGAAATACGCCTGCGAGCTGCGGGAGCGGCGACTCAAGGAGCAGCTGCGGATCGACCCGAGAACCCGGCTGCAGCGGATCCAGGATCACCTGGACAGCGACACGCTCTCCGACGGTGTCAAGCTGGCGGTCATTCGGAAGGTAGTGAAGGGTCGTGCTGCCCGAGGCCTGTAGAGTGGATTATGCCAAGACTCTAAAGGAGCGGATTGCACAGTTGATTGAAATCGCCGAGAGGGACAAGTTTTTGAAGGCTGTGCGACTTGAGATTGTCAGTGTAAATGGAGACTGGTGCTGGACTGAAAGTTGGGACCTAAAGGAAGCGCCTCGAGAGGTGAGCGATGCAAAGGTTTCGGATTAGGCCGGGGATTTACCTGGTGTGTACAACTCGCACAGCGAGGAAGCTGTCGGGGGAGCTAGGCCTGTTTCTGCGGGCCATGCCCCCCAGCAAGAGGACTGCAACCAAGAAAGGAAAGCAGCCACTATGAAGACTGGAAAATTTCTGTCTCCTTACATTCGCTCCGAGAGCGTGAAGAAGGGGGGCGCGTTCGCCCTGACGGTGACCTCGGTCGAGGCCGAGTCGGTCGGCAACGGCGAGGACTCCGAGGAGAAGCTGGTGTTGTACGGGAAGGAGGTCGATCAGGGCCTCGTCCTGAACAAGACGGCTCTTCGTACGCTCGAGGAGATCACGGGGTCCGACGACACCGATGACTGGGTCGGCGCCAAGATCGAGGTGTACTTCGATCCGGACGTTCTGTTCTCTGGGAAGCGTGTGGGCGGGCTCCGTGTGCGCGCCGTGGCGAAGAAGAAGGGCACCAAAAAGAAATAACTCCTTACCTCCTGTTGTGGGGAGCCGGCCTGCTCGCGGGGCCGGCTCTTTTTCAAGGTGACTCATGGACAAGGCAGAAGTACACGACGCGGTCAAACACGACAAAGGGAAGCTGCGGCTCGACCTGGTTCCGTGTGAACTCACTGTGGCAGTGGCCACAGTGATGGCATACGGGGCGGAGAAGTATGACGAGCACAACTGGCGGAAGGGTTTAGTCTGGAGCCGGGTATATGCCGCGGCGCAGCGCCACCTGACGGCGTGGTGGGCTGGCGACGAGACCGACAACGAGAGCGGGATCAACCACGTCGCGCATGCGGCGTGCTGCCTCGCGTTTTTGTTGAACTACATGGAGCAGCACCCGGAGCTCGACGACAGGTACCGGGCACAAAAAAAGCCCGCCGCCTCCGAGGAGACGGCGAGCAGGACGGAGCAGCCAAAGTGAATGCACAAACGGCGGTGAACAAGTGGAAGTGGCTGAAGACTCAACAGCTTCAGTCCGAGAAGAGCCAGTCGCACCTGCTTTGCATGGTGACGCGCTGGCTGCGGTTCTTTCTGACCTCGCCCCTCGGCAAGGTGGCCGCGGCGGAGGTCAAGGCGTATGAGGACCAGCTTGAGGAGGGCGGTATGTCGAATGCTGCGCTCAACCGCGAGCGCCTGTTCGTCCGGCAGTTCTTCCGGTGGGCTCGGGAGCACGGGTGGATCGACCACGACCCGTCGGCCGGCTGGGGGTATCGCAACGAGAAGGTCGAGCGGGAGTACGCGCCTCTGTCGCGCGATGCCGAAGGGTTACTGCTGTACGCGGCTCCGACGTGGCTGGAGCACTACATTGTCTTCTCGATCTGCACTGGGTTGCGTCAAGGTACAATTCGTCAGCTCACGTGGCGCCACGTGAAGCCGATGCCGGGCGGGGAGTGGTTCCTCGAGGTGCCGGCGCGGCTCATGAAGGCCCGGCGCCCGCTGCGCATGCCTTTGTCTGGGGCAGCCTGCGGGGCCTTGGCCTGTGGGCATCCGGGTAGCACGCAACCACTGGTAAAGCTGCCCAGCGAGCCGACGAAGATCTATCGCGAGTTCAAGAAGGCGGTGGCCAAGGCGGGGATCAACCCGGCGACCACGCCGCACGACCTGCGCCGTACATGGGTCCAGCGCATGAACGAGGCTGGAGCGACGCTGCAGCAGACCATGGCGCTGGGCGGGTGGAGCTCGCCGGGCACGCTGCTGAAGCACTACTTCACGCCGGTGCAGGACGACGTCGCGCGCGCCTTGCTGGAGAAGATCTAATGGATGCCGACGTCACGCATTTGCTCAAGCAGATCGAGTGGGCGCATGACAAGCTGGTGAAGCTCGAGCTGGTGCTGGCTACGTCAGAGAAGAAGCCACTGGACTTAGGCCTCGAGGAAGACGAAGCGCTCGTGCGGGCGCTCACCGACGATCTCGAGTTCGCTCGTTCCAACATCCGCGCTATTGGGTCCTCGCTGGCCCCCACCAACCCACTGCTGAGGCGGTTTTACGCTGCACCTGAGATTCACGAGGAGTCACGGGTGAAGCCGACTCGGCGGACGGGAAGGTGCCCAGCGTGGCTGTTGCGGTGTTTCGACTGGTGCTTCTAAACGACCTCGTCGATTAGGCGGAGCTCGAGAGCCTTCTTGACTCCGAACCACTGCTCCTCCTTGAGGAAGTCGCGCCACCAGGTCGCGGTGAAGCCGGTGCGCTCCTCGAGGAGGAGCGTCCAGTGTTCGTTGATATCCTTGAGTGCGCGGGCAACCCGATAGCCGGTGCCAGGACTCAGGTCTTCCACTAAGCGCACGGGATGGGTATAGAACCGGGCACTGGGTACGGCGGTGCGTAGTCCGTCGCCGCCGGCTTGGAGCAGGTGGACCGCGGCCGAGGCGGCGGTGCCAACGACGCGCACCTCGAGGTTAGGCAGCTTCTTCCGGAGCTCGTGGATCAGGCCCAGGGTTAGCTCCACCTCCCCTCCTTCGCTGTCGAGAAGGAGGCACTGGTGCTCCGCCGGCTTTGCTTTCACCAGGGCCTTGAACAGGCCCGTCGCAGTCTGCGGGTTGAGTGGTCCGAAGAGACTCCAGACGTCGTTCTTCAAAACGGAGAATCCAGCCACGAAGTTCACCCAGCTTTCTACCGAAGTAGGTTTGGTTGTTGTGAATCTTTTCCACGGTTGACTCGAGGGAGTCGAGCCGGGACGTAAGTTTTTGAACGCAGCGGCCTGCCACGAAGACAGTGGCGGCGGCATAGATTAGAAGGTTCCAGTCCATGGGAGTATCTCTGTCGGATCCTGATTACGACGGGTCCAATGGCACATGCCACAAGTGTGGGCGGCCCGGGGGCGTCTGGGACGGCAAGCTGACCTGGTGCCAGGCGTGCTGGGCGGTGCCCTACGGCTTGGGAGTCACCATGTCTGCGGGCCCGGTTCCGATGGGGTTCCCGAGCTCGACAGCGTCGTCACTCGTCGACCCGGCGGCCCGTACGATCGCCGCGGGTCTGGGGAAGGCGGTGGAGAAGCTCGATGGTATCCGTCGGCCGGACGTCGATCGGGATCGGTTCCCGGACGGCTGCCCGATCTGTAGCCGGGCGGCGTGGCTGGGCCCGGTCAGGTGGCACTGCTCGAATCCGGATTGTGCGAACGCTTAGCGGAAGGCCTTGTCGACCGCGTTCTGGATGGCGATCGAGTGCCAGGTCGCAACCCGCTGCTTGACGTCGTCTGGCACCTCCTCGACGCCCCGGAGCTCGGAGCGCAGGGTGGAGAGGTCTTTGATCTGGTTGGGGGTCATGCGGTTCCGGACGATCTTCTTGACGATGTCACCCTGGAACCACTTGTCGATCTCGGGGTCGATGTCGGTGTGGGCGGAGCGCCACATGGTCCAGAGCTGGATCATGTGGTCGACGCGGAGGCTGTTGACGCGGAGCCGGGTGGTGCCCTTGTCGCCGTCCCGGAGGAGCTGGCGGAAGCGGGTGGCGTCGGGGGCGCCGTCGACCTTGGTGCCGTCGGGGAGCACGACCTGGGGCAGGTGCTTGTCGACCCACTCCTGGGTGACGTCCCGGGCGACCTTGCGGTCGATGGTGCCGTCGCCTCGGCCGCCGGCCCGGGCGCGCATGGTGCTGAGGAGATCGTTGAAGGCTTCGTTGCCGACGAAGGAGACGTCCCGGCCTTGGGCGGTCATGAACTCGGATAGAGAGATGGTGAGGGCGTCTTGGCTGGTGGACGCGGTGCGAATGTTGGCGAAGATGCTCTTGAGGAGGTCGCCGGTGTTGCGGCCCTTGAGGGTGCGAGGGTCGATGTCCGACTCGGGTGTGAACGGGAGCGTCCGCCAGAAGGTGTCAAAGTCTCGGCCGCCGGGCGCCTGGGGTGGGAGTGCGAACTGGCGGAAGACGTAGCCAGCGAAGTCGGTGATGTCGCGGAGCGGGTCGCCGTTCTCGTCCTTGCCGGAGTAGGCTGCTCCGATGAACTGCGAGAGCAGGCCTCCGGCGGCGAAGCGGTTGGCGATGGCGACGCTCGAGTTGACTGCAAACTTGGTGACGTTGCCCGAGCCCTTGGTGATGTTGTCTACGACGCCTCGGACGTTGGGGTTCTGGTTGTCAAAGATGTCGATGTAGGCGTGGCCGACGTCCACGAACTCTACGCCAGTACCTGCTTCCGAGTCTTGCCAGGGGAGCACGATGCCCTTGGCCATGGTGTCGAGCCACGGGATCAGGCCCGGCTTGTAGCCGCGCTTGCGCCCATTGAGTGCGGTGTACTCGCTGACGGACTTGCCGTGCGCTGAGAGAATGGCAGAGTTGTAGGCCGTGAGCGATAGCATGTCGGACGTGAGCTGGAGCGCGTTGTGCTGAAGCGAGTTGCCGAGGATGCGGAGCTGGTCGGAGGCGAAGCCCGCGAAGAGGGCGCCTTCGGCCGCGGCCAGGTTCTTCTTGGTGCCTTTCGAGACGCGGTGCAGGTGCTGGAAGAACATGCTGATCCGGTCCAGGCCGGCGCCCATGGAGAGGCCTTCGACCTCGACGAGGTACTTGAGGGTGGCATACTTGCTCGGGATGTCGAGCGAGCTCCAGGTGTAGCTGTTCCAGATCTTGCCGGCGGTCTCGCCCCCCGGCTTGGACAGCTCGTCCAGGACCCTGGTGCCGAGGCCGGTGGCGGTCTGCTTCCAGTCCTTCATGAAGCCCTTCCAGCTGTCGCGGCCCAGGCGCTCGGCCTCCTGTTGGAGGACGATCACCTGTTCGGCCCACTGCTGGGTCCGGACGCGGTCGCCGTCCTTGACGGCAGCTTCGAACTGGCCGCGGGCGTCGTCGATCCGGCGGCCCACTGCGTCCATGCTGGTCCAGTGCTTGTCGACTACGCCCTCCAGAGTCTTAGTGAACTGGCTGCCTTGGAAGATTCTGATGTTGTCGTTCTGGACTAGTGCCTTCCAGTAGGGATCTTTGAGCCGGGCAGCCGGGTTGCGGAAGGTGCGGAATGCCTCGCGCGTGCCGCGCATAAACTCGCGGGCTCCTGCGAAGGACAGCGTCTCGAGCCCAGCCTGTCGTGCGTAGAAGAGGACGTTGCCCATCATTCCGTTGCGGAGGGCCCGGGCGTTGAGTGCAACCTTGGTGGCGGAGAAGAGGGAGGCTCCGATAGTGAGACCGCTACGAACGGAGGACAGTACGCCGCCCGCTAGGTTGCTGGCAAACTGCTCTGCCTTGTTGCGGGGCAGGTTGCCGAAGAGCGTGTCTTTGGTGGCGGCCTGCGTGACGGCGTCAGTCAGGTCGGTGACCCACTTGAGCTGGTCGGAAAAGTTGTTGAGAGTCTTGAAGACCCGGGCGTTGACGTACTTCCCCCGGAGGGCGGGAATGAACTCGGAGTCGACGCGGATAAACTTCTCGCCGTCGAGCTCGATCACTCCCTTCTTCGGTGGGGTTCCGGTCTCGGCTGTGATCTGGTCGACTGTCCTGGCCAGCCGGGACTTCGAGATGGACAGGGCGATGCGCTGGTTGTGGGCGGCGGCGACCAGGCTCTCGGTCATCTTGAGGCCGGAGATGGCGGGGTCGGGGACGAGGCCGGCGAGCAGCTTGTCGTCGAAGCGTACGGGCGGGTTGACAGCGGCGGCGGGCCGGGTGCCGTGGACCTGGTCGGGAGGCAGGTCGTCGAGGAACTGGCCGGCGTCTTCAGGCGTGGCGAAGCCCTTCTTCATGGCGACCTTGCCGTCGGGCCGGCGCCACTGGACCCAGAAGGACTCGGCCTTGGCGCCGAAGCCGGCGACCTCGGGGCGGGCGAATTTGAGGGACTTGGGGTCGATGCGGAGGGGGGCGAACCGCTTCGGGATGAAGTCGGTGAACTGGCCTTCGAGTGAGCTGAGGCGCGCCGCCTGGTCGGAGCTGAAGTAGACGCCGTGGTAGTAGGCCGAGCCGGACATTTGCTGGAGGAGCTCGGCGTCGATGGCGCCCGTCTTGTAGAGGTCCTCGAGCAGCTCGAGGCGGTGGGTGATCAGAAGGTTGCCGATCTTGTCGTTGACCGCGGTGCCGTCGCGAAGCGCGCTGAAGAGGGCGACACGTTCGGTGGGCTTGAGCTCTTTCTCCATGAGGTCGTTGAGGAGCTTGGCCTCGTACTGGTAGAACTGGCGCATGCCGTTGGCGGAGTCGATTGACTCGCGGAGCATGGCGGAGGAGATCTCGGGCGGCAGGGTGTTGGCCTCGATGCCGGACATGAGGAGCTCGTTGTTGTCGAGGGCGCGCCGCTCGATGGAAGTGTCCTTGAGCGCCTCGCGCCAGGCCTCGAGCGCAGTGAGCTCGGTGGGGCTGGCCTGGTCTACAATGGAGACATACTTCTGGTTGAGGTCGAGCACCTCGCGCGCGGGGTCGTCGAGGTACTGCTCGATGTTCTTGCGGAAGGCAGCGGGCAGGTCTTTGGTGGCGATCTTCGCGCCGGTCTTGCTGATCTCGTTGATGCCGTCCCGGAACTGATCGATCTGGCGTCGGAAGGCGTTGAGGCCGTCGATGCCAGCGGAAGCCCGGTCCACCTGTTCGATGGTGGGCCGTAGGTTATCGATGACGTTCTTGCGGGGCACGAGGGGACCCGAGGTGGGGCGGTGGCGGTTGAGGTAGGCCAGCTCGGCTGTGGAGAGGTCGATCACGTCGCTGCCCCGGAAGGCCAGGTCGAGCTTGGCGCGGATTGAGTCCTGGGCCCGGAGCCCGGCGGGCGACGGGGCGGGCTGGACAGGGACTCGGATGGGGCTGTTGGATTCCTGGATGAAACGGTGCAGCTGGTCCTGGAAGAGGGTGCGGATCTCTCGTCGTGCGGCGATCGCGCCGACTGGGGAGACGCCGGCTTTGATAGCCTCGTTGGTGAGGCGGGCCTCGGTTGCTATGAGGTCGTCGACCTGTCGGACCAGTTCGGGCCCGCCGATTGCCTGGATAGCCCGGCGGTTGGGCGTACCCTTCTTTGAGAAGAGCATGTCGTTGAGCTTGGCGCCAGTGTGGTCCGCGAGGGCGTCGGCTGCCTTCTGGAACAGGGGCGTGCCCGCGGCCGGGTTGGGCCTGTGGAGGGTGCCTCCTCTGAAGTCGAGCTCGG